CCATTGCCATAAGTACCAAGTTTCCGATTTAGCTTGTTAGCGTTAGTTCGGATCTTCAGTCCCTTTGCTGTCTTGTTGTATTTAGCCTGTTGCTTTAGTCTTTTCTTACGAGCTTCAGGGTTGTTCTTGTAATACGTAGACGTTTTACCTGCGGCCATAGAGTCTGCTCTGTACTAATTCGGGATCAATAGACGGCATTACACTTGCTAGCTTTGACAACGGATTGCCTTCAAAGGCAACACCGCTAATGTCGTTCTTAGCTAGCCAATCGCAAGCTGCTTTTAAGTCTTGAGTAGTAGCTTCGCCAGACTTGACTCGCTTTAAAAACTCTTCTGTGACAAGACTATGGAGTTCGTTAAACTGATTCTCTGTAGCCTTATTCTGCTGTTTCGACATCAGCCTTCACCTTTTTGGTGGCTTTCTTTTTTGGAGCAGGAGCTTGGAGTTCAACTACGTTGTTATCCAGTACTGAGGAATGAGTCAGTGCCTTTTCAGCAGCTTCTTTAGAGTCAAACTCTTGCAGCACCTTGCCGCGAATGGTATCTACTAGTTTGTAAGTCATACGTTGTAATTTGGGCGTTCGCCTTTTAGTTTTTTATGAGCTTTCCTGAATGGATTAGTACCACCACCGGGAATTGGTCCTCTGGGTTTACGATCTTCAGGGCCGTCTAAACGGCTTGGTTCGTGTTGCTTATCGTGTGGCATTAACTATTTCTCAATACGATTTGATCTAATTTGCTTTCAATGCGAATCATGTGATCTTCCATCCGCTTAGTCATTACCGAAAGGTCTGCTTTTGACACGTAGTCAGTAGCAACACCTAGTTCGATTGCGTCAATACGTCGATCAAGACCACTAATACGGTCATGCACGTTATTAACTCTTTGATGTAATCTATTATTTAAAGCTGCACCGCCAGCAATAGCAGCGATGACTATTGTCACTGTTGCTTCAAGCATTACCAGTTTGGAGTCTTAATTTGTTTTTGTTGTTGTTGTAGAGCTACTATCGGTACGATGTCGTGACAAAGCACTTCAACACGACTGCCAGGTCTAAATGTAAACCCAGCTCTCATAATTTCTGTACACTTAATTGCACGTACTAGCTCGTAATCAAGCCTCATTTTGGCTTCGTGTTTACGGGCGATAGCTTTACAGGTTTCTATCATGCCGCCATCTAACGGCACAGAGAAATTCAGCTGAACGCCAAAGTTATTGCTTCTGACATAACCAGCAGAATCACTCGGTACAGTGTCATTACCCATATAAAAGGGTGAGAACTGCATCGTCGTACCGTTGCAACTGTTGTTGCCATGGAAATACTGACGTGACGGTGCTCCGTTGTTCTGGAATTGCACCGCCTGGTTAGTCACGTTGCCTGTTGCCGCAGCTACAGGGCTAGATGTGTTTTGTACCTTTGGGTCTTCTGCGTAAGCAGGACTTACTGAGAGAAGACTGACAAGGAGGTAGTGGTAGATACTGACTCGATTGTTTCGTCGATGTCGATTGTCTCTACTACACCTGCTGCTCTGGTCACAACTTCTAGCTGAAATTGATCGCCAGCAGTGTGTACTGAAAATGTTGTGGTTGAATTTGTTATATCTCCACTTGGTGTTACGTTTGTTCCAGACCATGATGAATATGCACCACCATAGATTTCGGTTTCAATCGTCCGATCAATGTCAATCGTGGTGGTAGTAGTTGATTGCATTGAACCCTGAGTAAAGTTCGGGGTTACCTGTTGCGCTGCAGCTGGACTAGCAAGAAGCAAAAGCAATAATAGCTTTGTCATTGTTTCTTTTCGCGTGAGATAGAGAAGGTTGCAAGTGTGCCGCTCAGTATTGATGCGACATAAGTAGGATCCATCTTTGGCATCCATCCTGCGTAGCTTGCAGTCAAGAGACCGGCTGACCAGACGAGGACGACGAATTTAATGAATCCTGCTTTTTTTTCGTTATCTTGTTCCATGCCTGTTTAATAATTGGCTTCGAGATCATTACAATGTATTTGAACAACGAAGTGGCAATTAGGGTGGCACCTACAGAGATAAACGCTGTAGTAACTGCAGTCGTCATGATGATAGTAGAAGGCATTGGAACCTCTACTTCCGTAAACGGAATCTCCAGTATCTGTGCCTCTGGTGGAAGAGGTGGAGTTATAGGAGCAGGAGTTTTAGGTGTTGGTGTAGTTGTCTCTTTCTCAGGAGACTCATCACTGTTAACACCTTCTATTCCTGCTGGAGCCTTAAGTACGCTAGGAGGTACTACTAAGGGCTTGTAATAGGGTAATTCTGCCCTTGGGATACCAAGTACAGGACCGGGTAAACCAGGGGCATTAGGGAGGCTTAAAGAGGGTAGTTCTGGGGGACTAAGCCAGTCCATATTTAATCTGCAAATTCAGCAGGGTATGGTTTATTTCCGTACCAAAGAGGAAATCCACCATCATCAATAACCTTTTGGTTGTAAGTCATGATATCTGCGTAAGGCACCATCTCGGTTACCTGCTTGCCATCTTTGTCTAGATGTACAAATTTCATATCTGGAATGTTCATAGTTTAAACAGGTACCATCCTTGTATATGTTCCGTAGGTAGTGTTGGAAATTATCTTCTGTCCCTTTTGTAAAAACAAAAATTGTTCAGGTGCATAAGTACCATGCATTTGAACTACCGCGTTGTACCTACTTGAGCCAGTGATAGAATCTCCAGCTTCCAAAACTTGAAGATACATATTTGTGTCAGAGCTTGAAATTTTGTACATTCCATCTTCAGTAATCTCAACTGCAGTAGTTCTGAGATAATCAGTAACTCCGCATTTCATCCAATGAGGATCAGGTCTATCGTAGTTAGCCATAGTTATTTATTAGGAAAAAGTCCGTTGCGTACAAATTCGACTGCCTTATCATCGATATCATTATCGGTTGTCTTAGCAAGTCGTTCCAGCATTTCCACAATCAACGCTTTGACACGGTCAGACTGCAAAAATTGAAAAAGAATAGGGCGAATAATAGTAATCATGGTGATGTAGGCCACGCAGTGGCAAGATTAGGGTTAGCGATCATGACGGGCTTGTTGTCGCTATCAACAACGCCTTTACCGTCAGAATCAGTTTGTTGTACTTCTGCAGCACCAAAGAACAGTTCCTTCAGTGCTTCGACAGTGGTTACAGCAGCGATCTCTGTTTGACGTGCATTGCAAGCAGTCCTTACAGCAGCTCGATATGTCTTCCAAGCAGTCGGAATGTTAGTTCCAGTTTCTTTAGCTTTAACAACACGCCAGTCACTGTCATGTAGCAAAGTACCTGCAGTGTCGTTTTGCTGGTTTGACCAGTTAGTTTTTAGCTCATCAAGATCTTTGGGGTTACCAACACCCCAATAGAAACGCTGGTCATAACTAGGTGCATCAGCAACTTCTGTAATACCTAGTGCGTTACGCTCTTCCAAACTGGACAGGCGCAACCAATTAGCGGGATACTGAATCCCATCATGTGTAAATGCCCGGTCATAAGACAGGGGCTTGTTATCAAGTTTAAGCATAAGTAATTAATTAGCGTGCGCGTGCAGTTTTAAAGGGGTGTTCAGCGAAGGCGGCGTAGATAAATGTATTAGCAGCATTTAAATTTGCACTTGTATTTCGGTGCTTAATTCCATTAGAAAGAAAATCTACATCGTAACTAAATTCACTATCATTGGTATTAGCCCATAAGCCTTCAGTAGCACCATCATTTGTTGAAGATCTAGAAGAATCGGCAAGATACCAGTATTGTGCTGTGTCTATAGATTTAATAATTAAAAATGCTGGTCTAAATCCTAAGTATATAAACGTACCATCAGATGAACCGTTGCCGGTGTACTTACCAAACTTGCTAAATCCGTCCACACCTGCAAACAGGTATGCGATCATGTCATAACCGCTCCAATTAACAGACGATTCACTCCCTATAAACATGAGAGATGAGGTGGGGTCGGCAAATCGAAAAAGGGTGTCGTTTGGCCCACTCTGTGCGTCTGCTAAGTTTAAATTTACTTTTCTTGCATTTCCAATTTCTTTGTGGTAGACAGCCCAACTATTACTACCATTTTTTGCCTTAAAGATTGCAAATTCTGGTGGACTATTTAATCCGTGAGCAATGCTTGTATTAGAACTATCTCCACTGTACGAGACAATGCTAATTCCAGCACTAGGATTTGCACGGATTGTTGATGCGATTCCAGGGGCACCAGTAAAATTAACAGTAAGATTCGGATCCACTAACTGCTTACCGTCTACGTAAATAGCACAAAGGTAACATTGACCATAAGCACTAACGCTTGCCAGGTTTCCAGTAAACGGAATAGTCAAGTGGTGATGTGTACTTCCACCAGTAGACGTAGCTGATGTAGCGTCACTTAATCCTAAATTAAGAGTTACTGCTGTGGTACCCCAAGTTCTTATCTCTACGTTGTTTGAAACACTAATCGGTGACGAAAGAGTCCACGTATCTGCAACGGTGGAGCTGCCGTTATACATACACTGACCCCCGGTATAATAATTACCAGTATTAAATACTCCCGGCCAATGATATGAAGCAGAACCGTGGTTATTATCGAACGTACCGTAAGTGCTCCACGTTTGACTTGTGTTATACAGCTGGCTATTATAATCACCAACAGCAACTGTTGTATTGGAAGATCCAGCGTCCCAAGCCCAGCCAACGTATGTTTCGTTGTTTGCGTTAGTTCTACTTTGTCCTCCTAAGGTAAAACCGTCTGAATTAAATGCAGTCAAAGTTGAAGAGCTGGTGCTTTCAGCGGCTGTGCCATTCGCAACTAAATACTTTTCTACTCCGCGAACAGTGTCAAACAGCGCATTATCTCTAGCATTAGAACGTCCTTTTATCCACGCAAGATCTGGGGAGAAAGAATATCCCGTTATGCCTTGACTGCTTCCGTTGCCAGTCCATAATTTCGCATCAAACGCCGTCGAACCATCCGCAATCGTTGGGTCGGCTAGGTTGGCGGTGCAAAGTGCTTTGTATCCGCTTGGAGCGGTATGGGCGAAGCTACGTTGTCCAAAGTTTGCTGTAAATGAGTAGCCGCCTG